CATTCACGTACACGCTATCTACACATCGTATGATTCACTTGTACAACGTGCACGAAATAGTCTATTCCGCCTTGCCTTAACAGGCGGATATGACGATCTATTCTTTATTGATTCTGATTGTGAGTGGGACCCAGAATGGTTCTTCAATCTATTAGATAGACCAGAACCAATTGTTGGTGGAGCACTAATCAAGAAAACAGATAAAGAAGGATATACAGTAAAACTATTAGATAAAGAATTAAAATATTCCGAAGACAAAAAACTAATAGAGGTTGATGGTGTTGGTACTGGATTTATGAAAGTATCAAGATTTGCATTAGAAAAATTATGGGAAATATCTGAACCATACACTTCAGAAGGTGAAGAACATAGAATGATATGTGATATTAAAGTAGAGAATGGCGATTTAATATCTGAAGACTACGTTATTGCAAACAAATGGAGAGGATTAGGTTATAAAATATGGCTTGATCCAACAATTACTATAAACCATATTGGAACTAAAAAATTTAAAGGCGATTTTGCTAAATTCATTAAAAAATTAGGATATGCTTGATAAGCCAATGGGCGGTACTGAATTAATGTACGAAGAATTAATGAAACGTCTTCCACAAGAATATAAAGATAAATTCTCTATATTCAATTACCCTGCATACGCAGATACAGCAAAACCAACAATCTATTGGAATCAGTTATCGCATGATCAAAATGCAGTACAATTTTTATCTACACCTGAAAATGTAGAAGCTATCAATCAATTTGTGTTTGTAGGTAACTGGCAAGCAGAGCAATTTAGAAAAACATTCAACATCCCAGGATACAAAACCACAGTATTAAAAAATGCTTGTATTGGTGTAGAACAAAGACAGCCTGGAAAACGCGATAAAGTAAGATTATGCTACACATCAACACCTTGGAGAGGTTTAGATGTATTATTAGCAGCTTGGGAATTACTAAAACCAGAAAACACTGAATTACACATATTTTCCAGCACAAAAATATATGGTAAAGATTTCGCTATCAACAATGAAAACTATTATCAAGATTTATACGATAAATGCGAAGCATTAGATGGTGTAGTTTATAGAGGTAGTGTATCTAATGAGGAATTACGTAAAGAACTTCATACATTCGATATATTAGCTTATCCAAATACGTTTGAAGAAACGTCTTGTATTGCTGTTATCGAAGCATTATCAGCAGGACTAAGAGTGGTAACATCTAATCTAGGTGCATTACCTGAAACAACAGAAGGATGGGCTCGAATGTATCCTTATTTAGCAAGTAAAGAAATGCATGCTATAAAATTTGCTGATATATTAGATGAAGAGATTAACAAAATAAGAAACGGCGAATTAGATTCACATTTAGAATTACAAAAACAAATCTATGCTCCAAGATGGAGTTGGGATCAAAGAATAAACGAATGGACAAACTTTTTAAGTACATTAACCCAAAACGTGCAATCGATATCGGAGCCCACACCGGAAACTTTACCAAACAACTCAGCTACAGATATCCAGAATGTAGGATTGTAATGGTTGAGGCCAATCCTAATTGTGAATCTTATTTACGATTGTTAGGAAAGCCATACAATATTGTAGCATTATCTGATAAAGAAGGATATGCTGATTTGTATGTTGAAAAAATTAATCCAGTAGCGACAGGCGCTTCTTTATATAAAGAAAATACAGATTGGTATGGAGAAGGCAAATATGAAACTGTAACTGTACCAACTAAAACATTAGACAGTTACAATTATTTTGATGGAGAATCCATTGATTTCATCAAATTAGATGTACAAGGCGCTGAATTAGATATACTAAACGGCGGCGAAAAAACCATTAAAAGGACGCAATTTGTTTCAGCAGAGGTATCATTAGTAGAATATAACCAAGGTGCTCCTTTAGTAGGAAACGTTGTTGATAAAATGAAAGAATATAGTTTTCATATTGTCGACATAGTAGAGTACCATAGTTTCCCACAGCTTTATGGGGGAGCTATTTTCCAACTTGATATTCTTTTCCAAAATTCTCAATATTTATCACCAGACAATTAAAAAACAATATAATCATGATTTTCGGTCAAATCAATCCAGTACTTAGCATGGCTACACAGGATACCCTGTTTAACCCATCTCCAGAATTCATCACCGGTTCATATATGACAGCGGTGGCAAACAATTATTCTCTTGGTGCTAATCAAGTTAACTTTCGCGTATCATACGGTAACTGCGAATTTGAAAGTGGTAGCGTAGTTAAATTTAATGTAGTACATCAAGATAATGTAGTACTTTCAGGATCTACAATCACCACTTGGGGTGAAGATGATACTGTTATCTTAGATGCTATTGCTACTCAACAAGGTACTTCAGTTACTACTGTTGTATCTGGAAGCGCTGGTTCATTTGGATTCTAAGAGATCCATCCTTATTTAATTAGTTTTGTAAAATTTAGTTATGGCCATAAAAAAGGTATTTTATAATAGTTCACTGCCGCGTGCAGGTTCTACGTTAATCCAAAATATATTAGGACAAAATCCAACAATTCATACGACCCCAACTTCGGGGTTGTATGAAATGTTGTCTGCTTGCAGAACCATCTATACAGATGGATTAGAATTCAAAGCACAAGATACAACTGACATGGAAACTGGCTTTAAATCGTTTTTGAAAAACGGTTTATATGGTTTCTATGAAAATTTAACTGACAGACCCTATGTTGTTGATAAATGTAGAGGTTGGGGATCAGAGTATGAATTTATAAATGCTTTTGACTCTAAACCCAAAATTATTTGCATGGTTAGAGACATCAGAGCAATTTATTCGTCTTTAGAGAAAAAATATAGACAAAACCCACTTATAGACCATCATATTGCTAATTGGGGAAATTTAACAGGCACAACTACAGATAAAAGAATGCAAGTGTGGTCTGCAAATCCTCCTATTGGTCCTGCAATGGATAGATTATACCAAATTTTAGTTCAAGGTATACATCAACATATTTTATTTATTAAGTTTGAAGAATTATGTATAGATCCAGACGCTCAAATGCGTCGTATTTATGAGTATTTAGAATTACCTTACTACAAACACGACTTTGATAATATACCACAGTATACAAAGGAAGATGATAAATGGTATGGTATATTTGGTGATCATATGATTAGAGGAAAACTAAAACCTGTAAAAAATGATTTTTATGAGGTGTTAGGGCCAAATGCCTGTCGTATATTAGAGGACAGTTACAAATGGTTCTTTAATGATTTTGGATACCAAATATAAATAAAATGAATGTAGGTTATAAAACAGAAACAGATTTACTAAAAGAAGAAAAATTAGCGGTTTTGGAAGATAAATCAAACAACAGCACCAAATATGTCGTTTGGCATATTGAAGGTGGATTAGGAAAGAATGTTGCAGCAACATCTCTTATCTCAGCAGTAAAACAAAAATATAAAGACAGGAAATTGATACTTGTAGTATCTTATCCTGAAGTGTTTTTAAACCACCCTGATATCCACAGAGTATATAGAGTAGGAATGACATCTTACTTCTATGATGACTATATCAAGGGTAAAGATACTATTGTATTCAAACACGAACCTTATTTCCAATCAGATCATATCATGAAGAAAAAACATCTGATTGAGAATTGGTGTGATTTATTAGGTGTTAAATATGAAAAACAACACCCTATCCTATATCCAAACATGATACAAAAAGATGTTATGTTTAACTGGAAACGTGATAGGCCAACTATGATCCTTCACACTAATGGAGGACCATTACAACAAAATACATTATACTCGTGGACACGAGATATGCCTTATGGTATTGGTCAAGCAATTGTTGACAAATACTCTAACAAATACCATATTATACAAATAGGTAGAGATCCAGGCCATGCTCTTCCAGATGTTGAGTTTGTAAACATACAAATGACTAATCACGAACTATTTAGTACATTAGTATTATCAGATAAACGTGTATTAATTGATTCAAGCTTACAACATGCTGCAGCTGCAATGAATCTTAAATCAACTGTATTGTGGGTTGGTACATCACCTAAGAACTTTGGATATGAAATGCATTCCAATATTGTAGCAAAACCACCAAAAGGAAATGTTAAAATGATTGATTCATACTTATTTGATTATTCATTTGAAGGTATTTCCCATGAATGTCCTTATATGGATGCTAACGAAATGTTTGATATTAATGATATTTTCAAATCAATAGATAAACAATAATAGAAATAAATTTGGTGTTTTCCATATTCTTGTATATATTTATATCAAACAAATAAAATTTATTATGACAGTATTAGTAATCCTAATCATCGTTGCAGTAGCAGTGTTCGTTGCTGTAAAAACTGGTAAAGTAAAAGATGAAAACAACAACAACATTCCTGACGTTATTGAAAAACCAATCGAAGAAGTTAAGGAAGTAGTTAAAGAAGCTATTGAGAAAGTAAAAGCTCCTAAAGCACCAAAGGCGCCACAAGCACCTAAAGCTCCAGTTGCAAAACCATCTACAAAGAAACCATCAGCTAAAAAACCAACAGCTAAAAAACAAAAATAATGTCTGAACTACAAACAAGCATCACTCCAGAAGAGTTACAACAAATCCACCAATTTAAAAATCAAATTAGCAGTGTAATATATGCTATTGGTGAAAATAGAATTAGAAAAGAAATGTTGTTAAACTCATACAGAAATGTTGAAATGCAACAACAAGAGTTTATTACTGGACTTATTGCTAAATACAATAACGGTATTATTAACATAGAAACTGGAGAAGTAAGTTATGCTGAAAATAGTGGAAATAGCGAAAGCGTGGATATCGGCAGCTAATCCAACAGCAACACAAAAAATTATAGCTGAGCATAGGGCGAGTGTCTGTGACACTTGCCCAAGCAAAGCATATAATGCTACAATAGATTTATACTATTGTAATGAATGTGGATGTCCACTATCTAAAAAAATATTCAGTCCTGTTGAAGGACCTAAAGCTTGCCCGTTAGCTAAATGGGAACAATAATAAACGTTATGGCAAAATTACTACCAGAAGAATTACAACAAATCAAAGATCTACAGTCTAAGTACAATCAAACCATATTTGAAATTGGTGCGTCTGAAGCACAGATGATCGCATTTCAACAGGGTATTGATAAATTGCAAAAAGCTAAAGAAGGTTTAGTATCTGATCTTACAACAATTGAACAAAAAGAATCGGAACTAGTTAAATCACTCCAAGAAAAATACGGAGTTGGTAATATCAACCCAGAAACTGGAGAAATAACACCGATCCAACAGTAACCTGCGGTTTATAGCTGTTTTTAGATATTTATTATTAGGTCAATCCTATTAAATTTTCAAAAACAATTATAAAAAATGGGCGAAAAAATTTTATCTCCTGGCGTATTCCAAAATGAATCTGACCAATCGTTAGTTCAAAGAGGTATCCAAGGTACTGCAACAGCAATCGTTGGTCCTACAGTGTTAGGTCAACCATTAGTTCCTACCTATGTTACTTCATATAGCGAATTCGTATCAAAATTCGGAGAAACATTCAAAAGTGGTAGCTACTACTACGAATATTTAACATCATTAGCTGCTAAAGATTTCTTCCAGAATGGTGGACAAACATTATTAGTAACTAGAATTATTAGTGGTTCTACTGGTGTTAGCACATATGCTTCTTCAAGTGTAGCTTCTCTTGCTACTCTAACTAGTGGTACTGCTGCAACAGCTACTTTAAATTTAACTAATGCTGCTACTGCTCAGTATTCTTCTTCTATCAATGGAACATATTTATTAAGCTTAACTGGATCATCTGTACAAAATGTTTATGACATTCTTACTGGATCTGCTGCTTATAGTGCTATTTCTAGTAGTGTTGTTAGTGCTTCATTTGTATCTCCAACTACTCTAACATTTACCGCTATTCCTAAAGGAACATCAGGTAATTATTATTCTTATACTTCTGGTAGTGCAACTGTATTGTTTAGTGGTGGTGCTGATGTAAGTTCATTTACTCTTGAAACTATATCTTGGGGTAATCAAATGAACAACTCAAGTAGCCTTTCAGCAGGTGCTTTAGCAAGCGGTAGCGTATCTAACGTTCGTTGGGAAGTTACAAGTGTAAATACAGGAAGCGGTACATTTAATTTAGCAATTCGTCAAGGTAATGACAATAATGCTCAACCTAACTATATTGAAACATGGCCTAACTTATCATTAGACCCAGCATTACCTAACTTTATCTCTCGTGTTATTGGTGATTTAAAACCAGTTTATAGAGTAGATAGTGATAATGTTCCATACATTGACTATACTGGTTCTTATGCTAATGCTTCTCAATATGTTCGTGTTAAATCAGTAACTACTCCAAACGTAGATTCAATCGATAATAACGGTGCTTATAAATCAGGATCTTACAGTGGTAGCTTACCATTTGTTGGAAGTGGTTCATATGGTGGTTCATTTGCTGGTGGTATTGCTGCAACAAATGCAGTTCAATTAATGAATGAAGCAATCACAACAACAAACGTTCAAGGATTTGCTCCAGCTGATTACATTACTGCCTTCAATTTATTATCAAATAAAGATGAATATCAATTCAACGTATTATTAGCTCCAGGTGTTACTTTAAGTAACAGTGCTGCATCAACAATGATTTCTACTTGTGAAGGTAGAGGTGATGCTATTGCAATTGTAGATACTACAGCATACGGTTCAACTGTATCAAGCGCTACAAGTGCTGCTGCTGGTCAATCAAGCAACTACGCTGCAACATATTGGCCTTGGATTCAATTATTCTCAAGTACACTAGGTAAAGCTGTATGGTCTCCAGCATCAACTGTAATGGGTGGTGTTTTAGCATTTAACGACCAAGTTGGTGCTGAATGGTTCGCTCCAGCAGGTTTAAATCGTGGTGGTGTTCCTTCAGTATTAAGAGCTGAAAGAAAATTATCTCAAGCAGATCGCGATAATTTATACAGTGGTAACGTTAACCCATTAGCTACATTCCCTGGTGAAGGTGTTGTAGTATTTGGTCAAAAGACATTACAACGTAAAGCTACAGCTTTAGATCGCGTAAACGTTCGTCGTTTATTGATTGCATTAAAAGACTTCATCGGTCAAGTAGGCCAAAACCTAGTATTCGAACAAAATACAAATGTTACTCGTAATAGATTCTTAGCTCAAGTTAACCCTTACTTAGAATCAGTAGTACAAAGACAAGGTTTATTTGCTTACAAAGTTGTAATGGATGATACAAACAATACAGCTGATGTAATTGATAGAAATCAATTAGTAGGTCAGATTTACATCCAACCAACTAAGACAGCTGAATTTATCATATTAAACTTCAACGTATTACCAACTGGCGCTACATTCCCTGCATAAGGGGATGTAGTTGCTAATATTTATTAATAGCAATTAAACACAATATAAAATGCCTGTATTAGACGCTAATGAAATAATGTTCACAGCATTTGAACCTAAAGTTCAGAATCGCTTTATCATGTACATCGATGGTATCCCAGCGTACTTGATTAAAAGCGCTACTGCTCCTGGATTTGAAGCTGGTGAAATTATTTTAGACCACATCAACGTTTACCGTAAAGTAAAAGGTAAAGTACGTTGGAACGACATGACTTTAGGATTATACGATCCTGTTACCCCAAGTGGTGCTCAATCAGTAATGGAATGGGCTCGTTTGGCACACGAATCAGTAACTGGCCGTGATGGTTATTCTGATTTCTACAAGAAAGACTTAACTTTAGATATTTTAGGACCAGTAGGAGATGTAGTAGGTGAATGGATAGTTAAAGGTGCTTACGTTAAAACAGCTACATTCGGTGAATACGATTGGGCTAACGAAGCTGCAATTAACTTATCAGTTACCATCGCTATGGATTACTGCGTATTGAATTTCTAAAAATTACAATATTTCTTTTCAAAGGACGTTTGCTTTGGCAAACGTCTTTTTTTTTCGTATATTTATATATACACAAATTATAAAGTTATATGAGCGAATTTAAAATTCCAACAGAAACGGTTTCATTACCTTCAAAGGGTTTATTATACCCTAAAGAATCACCACTATCATCAGGTCAAGTAGAAATGAAATACATGACTGCTCGTGAAGAAGATATTTTAACTAACAGAAATTATCTTGTTAATGGTACTTGGTTAGATAAATTATTAAAATCATTAATTATATCTCCAATCAATTATGATGATTTATTATCATGTGATAAAGATGCAATATTAATTGCTGCCCGTGTTTTAGGATACGGTAAAGATTACAATATATTGTATAATGGTAAACAACAAACAATTGATTTATCTAAATTAGAAGATAAAAAAATCGATATAAGTTTGTTTGAAAATGGCACTAATGATTTTTCATTTACATTGCCTAAAACTGGTAATACAGTTACATTTAAATTATTAACACACGCTGACGAAACTAAAATCGATCAAGAAATTAAAGGCTTACAAAAAGTAAATCCAGATTCATCTCCATCATTAACAACTCGTATGAAATACATGATCACATCAGTTGGTGGTAATCGTGAAGTTAAAACAATACGTGATTTCGTTGATAATGCCTTATTAGCACCAGATGCTAGAGCCTTACGCCAATATTACAACCAAATATCCCCAGGTATTGATTTAAAGTTCATTCCAAATGATGAAAATTACGTTGGGGAGGGCGTGAGCTTCGAAATAGAAGCTAACTTTTTTTGGCCTGACGCCGGAATATAGATTATCTGTATTCAAACAAATACATGAAATTTCCTTTAACGGACAGGGTGGATATCAATGGGATGTAGTATATAATATGCCTATTTGGCTTCGTCGCTTTACATTTGAAACATTAAAAGAACATTATGAAAAGAGAGCTGAAGCCGAAAAATCACACAAAACACTAGAAAATAAATCAAAAGAACTGGCTAAACCCGGTATAGCCCCGAAACAACCAACGTATACAGCAAAAGCGCCTACTAAAAAATAGGTGCTTTTAATATTTATACGGCGCAATAACATACTATGGATCCAGCAACAATTGAATTACTTACCCGATATTATAGACAGATGGGGTTGGATACTGCTGATATAGCAGCCAATATAGCAACAGCTGGTAAAAATCAAAACTATCTTAATTCAGAATTAGCAGCAGCCCAAAACCATTTTGCTGGTATTGCTGATGCTGCTACTACATTATCTACATCACTTAGAGATTCAGTCCAGTCGTTATCTAGAGGAGATGCAAATACTAAAAGAGTTTTAAGTAGTTTTAGATCATTAGAAGGTGTTGCTTCTAAATTCAAATATGACATGCTTGATTATTCAACTATGTCTGAAAAAGAAATTAAGCGTAATATCACTAAGATAAAGCAAGAAAAGGATCTTCTACAAACCATGGTCCAACAAGGTCAGGTTACAGGAGCTGCTGCTGCTGAAGCTGCAGGTGTTGTTAGTCAAAGTGAAGAATTACTAGAATTAGCTGAAAAAAGATTAAAGGAAGAGAAAAAAATACAAAGACAACTAGGTTTAACTGGAGTAGCAGTTGATGGTATAGTTGGTGCTCTAGGAAAAATAGGAATTGATAATACTTTCTTCAGCGATATGAAGGAAGATATGAGAGACGCTGCTAAGAGTGGTGGTGCTCTAAAGGTTGTAACTACAGCAGTTTCAGGTTTAGCAAAAGGAATAGGACAAGCACTCACTGATCCTCTTACTGTTATAACTTTCCTTCTTGCACAAGCAAATAAAGCAGATAAGCAAACAACAGCATTAGCTAAATCCATGATGCAAACCAAGGGTGAGGCAATGAAGACAAGAGAGCAGTTTGTAGGAATGGCAAACGCCTCTGGTGATGCTTTTATTAATACAGATAAACTAATAGAAGCAAATGCTGAACTAAGCAAACAATTAGGATTCAATAAAGTGTTCACTCAGGACATGAATCAAACGTTTGTTGATTTAACAAAGAAAATAGGATTAAGTGAAGAAGCAGCTGGTGGATTAGCTAGAGTAAGCTTAGCAACAGGCAGAACATTAAAATCTACTGAACAAACAATAGCAGGTATTACATCTAAAATTAGCGCTCAAAACGGCATTCAATTAGATGGTAAAGAAATACTAGAAGAATCAGGTAAAGTATCAGGACAATTATTAGCAAATTTTAAAGGTAATCCTGCAGCAATAGCAGAAGCAGTAGCTCAAACTAAAGCATTAGGAACTACACTTGAACAAACTAAAAACCAAGCTGATAAATTATTAGATTTCGAATCATCAATAGGCAATCAGTTAAAAGCTGAACTATTAACAGGACAACAATTAAACTTAGAAAGAGCTAGAGCAGCAGCATTACAAGGTGATCAAGCTACTGTAGCTAAAGAGTTAGCAAACCAAAATGTTAACTTTAATAAGTTTAGTAAGATGAATGTTATCCAACAGAATGCATTAGCAGAATCTTTAGGATTATCATCAGACCAATTATCAGATCAGTTATTAAAACAAGAAGCTATTGGTAAATCACGTTCTGAAATAGTAGCATTAGGTGGTGAAGAAGCAGCTAAACGTTTAGAAGCACTAGCAGCACAAGATAAATTCAATTCAGCCGTTGAAAAACTACAAGACTTACTAGGTAATGTAGTAGCGGGACCTCTAGGAATGTTCTTAGATGTAATATCAGATATAGCAGGAATAGTAGGAAAAATC